ACCCGTCCGTGGGGGCTTGGCCGCGGCATCCATGCCGCGGACACCGAGATAGACCGGCCGGAATTCAATCGCCGCCAGATCAAAGTCGGCTCCATCCACGTTCTCGATGATGAAGTCGAAGTCCACTGCCTTGATTCCCTTGCCCAGCTTCCAGCGCGTCTCGCGCGTGCTTGTCGCCGGTCGCTCCAGAATCTTGTAGATGGCAGCTTCCTTCTGACCAGATTCCTCGTTCACCGTGATCACATGTAGCAGTAGGCTGCCTGTACTGGTGTAGCCGACGAACGCCTCTGGCACCCTCTTCAGCCGGCGCGTCCCGAGCGCGGAAAGCCCGAGTCTGATGCGTGCGGCGATCGGCTGGCCGTTATCGTCATCGCCGTCGAGTCGGTGAAGTCCGTTGCTCGCCGCACCGTAGTATCGGCTACCGATCTTGGCGAAGCTGTTGAACGGATAATCCGTGTACCGCGACAGACCGCGGCTCTCGGTGTTCAGAACCCATGCAATGTACTCACCGGTGTCCAGCGCCAAGCGCGTGACGAACCCCAGCCCGTCACCCAGGCGCTGCAGGGCCTCTGCACTATCAACTTCGCCGGCGGCCGCGAGCGCGCGCTCGTTGATCAGTACGACGCCGGTACCCGATCCGAAGGCATCTGCGTCGATCAGCAGTGCTTCTGCGAGACGGTCCGCCGCACGCTGTAGGTTCCCAACCAGCTCCGAGGCGACCAGGCTATCGGCGACACGTTCGGACTTGAGGACTTCGGTCAAAGCGGCAAACCACAAGCCGCCGGCAATCGCATTGACCGCGTCCGCATAGGACCGGCACGCACCCAGCAGCAGAAGCCTGTCTAGAACTCGCTCCAGCTTTGAGACCGTCGCCTGCGGCGCCGGCGCGAACACGACACCTTCTTCCACCAGGAGCTGGTAGACGATCGCGACTGTGTCCTCCAGACTCAACACATCAGCGGCAGCGCTGTTGCCTGACTGGGTGTTTCGCCGCCCTGCTCCGAAGGCCATTGCCTCGCCCAGGACGTGGGTCGGCAAAGTCGACTCCGACTGTCCCATGTCCAATGCAGCTCGTGGGCTGACAAACCACAACCCACCGAAGGACGACAGCATGCGAGGAATGGCCTCAAGCCCCGCATAGGCCATAGGCTCTGTGAGCTGGCGCCCACGTGCGTGGATCGAAAGCCTCGCCGCGCCACCACCGTGGCCAGGCGCGGCCTGGAAGCCAGCCGCAATGACCTGGACTGATGCGCCTCCCTCCCCGAACAGGTGGAGCGATGCCACCCCATCTGTGCTGAGCTGCAGAGCCGCAGCACCGTGCGCTGGTACAACCGGATCCACACCGCCGCCGAATCGAACCTGCGCAATGCCGGCGCCGCGAAGTCTCAGCAGGGCAGCGCCGCTGCCGGCAAATCCACGGCCAGCACCTCGCGCGCGCACTACCAGCGCGCAGCTGGCGTTGCCGTCGATCGAAACGGCGTCAAGGGGAACGAACTCAATGGTCATTCGATGACGTCTCCGGTGGCAAACATGGCGCAGCCGACCAGCAGCGGACCTTCGCTCAGGTGCAGCGAGCGGTAGAAGCGATCACCGTTGCAGACATACTCAATGGCGCCCCCCACCCTGCGGACTTGCCAGACATCTGCCGCGCTGTAGGTTCGAACTTCGCTGACCCTTGCCCCAGACTCGATCGCGCAGACCTGCATCAAGCCGCCGGGGCTCTGGTGGAAGTAGAGCCCATGAAGAATGGCTGCAGGATCCTCAAGCCTGTCCCGGTCGGTGCACAGCCCCACCACCACCCCAACCACCCGACTCATTGTCAGTTTCATAGCCAGATCACCATCGAGCTCGGCATCACTCCGAGCTCCGGCGTCCCACGCGAACACACTTGCGTACTCGAAGCGGCCAGGAACTCGAGGCAATGCTGGCCGTGCCTTCTGCTCCGGATAGCTGGTGCACGTGATAGGCCCTGGCGGTGCCGTCTGGACGAACACGCTCCGACAAACCTGGTACCGGACGTAGCTGGTGCCACCGGACTGCTCGTAGCCCAGAATCGTAGCGTTCTGCGGTAGCTGCACTGCGCCGTTATTCGGGACAGCCATCGTCCCTTCGCTGCATGACTGCCGCCAGTAGCCCTTCGCGGGCTCCCCGCCGCAGAACGTGTAAGCCGCACTGTACGGCTGTGCTTCACGGGCAGGCTGTGGAGGAATGAATCTTGCGGACGGCGGCTTCGACAACATGTCAGCTGGCCTGATCGGCGACCACGTTGAAGATGCTGATGCCGGTGCTGTTGGTGCCATTGGCTACGACGGTGTCGGAGCTGAAGAGCACGGCCGCATTCGATGCAGGCCCGCCAGCGGTGCCCTGCAGGCGGATGCCAGTGGTTGCCCCTCTTCCATCATCACCAGCCGCACAGAAGCGATAGAAGGACGGCGAAAGGTTCGATGCGGCAGCATTGGCGCCGTCGAAGGCGATCAGGCCTTGCCAGTCTTCGGACGGGTTCTTCGGCAGAACGTTCCCGACTGGAGCCGCAAAGGTCAGCCCTTGGCCGGCGACCTCAAGCTTGGCGACCTGGGTATGTGCGCCGGCCATGTCCAGGGCAGTGTCTGCCGTTGCCGGAACCGGCCCGGCGTAGATGTAGATGAAACCACCATCGAGGGCGCCTTTGACTTGCTGCAGCAGCGCCTGAGCAAGGGGAATCGAGATCGTCATGGTTCGTGGTCCTGGTTCAGAGAGGGGGAATCGCGTACCACCAGTCACCCAGTTCGATGCTGGTGTCGGGAGTCACAGCAAGGGTCGGAAGCCGCATCTGGAAGTCGCCAGCGGACCCGTCATCCAGTCCGATTGCTCCGTCGATGCGCGGCGCGGTGAAAGAGATCTGCCCTAGGTCAGGCTCGTTGCCCACAAGCCGGAACCAGCCGGCCAGGCCGTTAGCCACGCCTCGCAAGAGCCAGCGCTCCACTGGATCCTTGTAGACATAGCGGCCATTGCGGACGAAATGCAGGCCGTTGGCCGTTCCGCCCGCCTGCCACGGCCCGCCATCGCGAGTAATACGTGCCAGGAGCTGCCCCGTAGGCGGCAGGTCTGCACGCGCGGGCTGGATCCCCGAGCGAATCTCGATGCAGCCGCTGCGGAAGATCCCGTCGAACGACGTGGGCCCGAGCAGCAGCGCTTCGAACCCGGTGGAAGTGATGACCGCCATTGAGGCTCCTATATGGGTTTGGGCAGCGATGTCAGCGGGTAGAAGCGACGGTCATCGGCAACCACGCCGGTGACCGCGCCGAGCTCGTAGCCCGTCAGGTAGTTGAGCGTGCCGGTGTAGGGCCCGGGGATCGACACGCAGTAGCGACCCTTGCAGTAGTTCCAGCCACCGCTCCAATCGAAGCCGAGGAAATCGGTCACGCCTTGGCGTTCGACCATGGCTGTTCTGAGGCTTGCAGCGGCCGAGAAGAAGTTCAGGCCCTCGCGGGGGTGCTTGCGCCAGATCACCCCGTGCTGGGTGCCATCACGCGGCCCCCATCCAGAGCCTGACACGCCGGTCCAGTAGTTCCCGAAAACGAGACCGTCGGCGACAGCGCCGGGGGCCCGGGTGTCAAGCCCGAGGAAAGGAGCTGGCAGGCCACTGGCCGGGTCCCAGTCCACGGCCTCGATCTCGCCGTACACCAATCGCCCGCCCATGTACGCGAATGGTTGAATGCTGTGGGCACCATTCACGCCCTGGATCCGCCAGCCGCAGAACAGGTTGTGGCGAAGATCCATGTACGCCAGGAGGTGATAGTCCTGGCGATCGCTGCCGACGGAGAAATCCCTGTCGATCAATGGCAGTTCCCCGCCATCAAACTCCAGCACGACGAGCACTCGCAGGGTCCCGCGATACCCTGTCGCCTCGGTGGCGACCTGCCCCTGGCTCAGCCGCAGCTCGAGGTAGGCATCCCTACGCTCAGAACCGGCATAGTCGGAAGCCACCAGGCCGCGAGTCGGCGCGACCAGCGCGAAGGCCCCAAGGGCGTTGGTGTAGTCACCGATCAGGTAGTCGGCCCGGCTCAGCCTATGGTCGATACCGTCCCCGGAGATTTCCACCTCCTGCGTCATCGTATTGACCAGGCCGAACACCGTCGTCGGCTCACTGCTCACCGTGCGGATTGCCTTGGTCCCATCGGCATTGAAGAACCAGGGCAGCGCTGCGTCGTTGAAACCGTTCGCGGATGATTCGTCCTGTGGATTGATCCTGCCCGGGGTCATTCCTAGGAGGCGGTGGCTGCCTTGCACTACTTCCCAATCACCCTTTTGGGGCGTTGCCTCGTTCCGATTGATACTGAACACCACGAACGCCGACTGAGCAGTGGTCGGTTGGTTGATCACATAGTGGGTGAACGTCACCACCAGCTCATGGTGTCCATCAGCCCCCCTGCGAAGGCAACCGGATGTCAGTCGCCAGGACAGATAGTCCGGAGGTGTATCGACCATCGCATCACGATAGGCAATGCGATCGAACAGGATCTGGCCCTGCTGAAAGATCCAGCGCGCGCCGTCGTCGATCAGGGTCAGGTCGCGAAGGTACCGGACGCCATACCCATAGAAGGACAGAGCCACATCCCTACCGTCCTTCCAGTCGACGTTGCCGAAGAAGTGGAGACCGGCGGGATACCGGTCTGGCTGGTTGTAGCTCTCGTACCGAGCCCCGGTGATGTTGTCGACAACGTCCCAGCGCTTCCAGTAGCGCGTGATCAGGCGTCGGCCGCTGAACTCGAGCCAGGCCGTCGGGTTCTCACCTGCAGGGTCCACTTGTGAGCCACGGTCGGCCGGAGCACCCGTGTGCACGTTCCAGCGAGGCCACAGGATGAAGCCGCCCATGGGGTCGAGTGGGTCGAGCGGCGGTGCCGGCTCCGGCGTGACGATCGTCAACCGCGTCAGTTCACCGATCTTCTCGGCCACGATAAGGGTTCCGTCCTCCGCTTCCTGCCTTGCACTGGCAGTCCCCAGTCCATTGCGAGCGGCCTCCTGCACAACGAATCCCAGTAGCTTCCTCCCCGCCGGCACATGCAGCGAAGCGGCCGCCCGATCGCCAACCACCACGATCGGCGTCCAGCCGGTATGCCGCCCGCCGCTCATTACGAGACGTCACCCCCGTCCTTGGCAGAGAGCACGTACTCGATCGCCAACTTGTCGCCGGCGAGCTGGTTGGTGCGCGGGGTCGCGAACCGGGTCGCTGCAATCAGGATGTTCGCTGTTGCGCCCTTTGCCGATCCGGTCAGCAGCCCGATGCCGTACAGGTTGTAGGGACCGCCTGCGGAATAGGTCAATGTCGCTGCAGCCAGTGCAGCCGTGTTGCCAATGGCTTCTGCTGTGGACGGCGAGGTGGTCCAGGGCAGTCGGGTCGCCGGCGCGTAGGCCGTGAACTCGGACGCCACGTCCTTGAACGTACTGCCCTTCCAGTCCGCTGCAGGGGTGACATTTCCAGTGAAGGGGGCCAGGTAGAAGGCGGTTTGCTGACTGCCGCCACCCATTCCAGCGTTCAGCAGATAGTTCAGGCCTTCGTTGACCAGGCGGTTCGGGTCGACCTGCCACGGACCGAGCTCGCCACCAGCAGCCGCGTGCGCATGCCGGAAGATGCCGCCGATGCTGACGCGCGCGGCGGGAATATAGATACCCGATTCGCAACGTTCGTACTTGTGCTGGCGGATCGCGCGAATTGCATCGCGCCCCACCGCGCCCAGGGACTGCAGGGCCTTCATGACGTTCATCGATTTGCTCCTTCGGTGGTTACCATTTGCCCGCGGGGCAGGAGGCCCCTTGGAATCGGGTCTTGCTTGCCAGGGGGCAGCTGCAGAGCCTGCAGCGCAGGAAGAGGCGACGTCCTACACGCTCGGCGTTCGGACAGGCGCGGCAGATCTCCAGGCGACGCTTCACGTCGTCCGGTTTGGCCAACAGAGTCATGGGTCAGGGATCCCGGTGGATGACGTGGGCGACGGCCCGATCGGTCACGGCCAGTGACTGGCCTTGCGGTGCCCGCAGCGCGGCAACCAGCTGGCTGAGTCCGTCCTGCTGACGCAGCAGCACTGCGGCATGGTCTGCGTCATCGATGACCGCCTCCCCCTTCTTCAGCACCTGAACCTGACCGCCAGGCAGACCGATGCAGAAATAGCCGTCACGCGCGAGCCAGATCAGCACGGGTGCTGCGGACTGCAGACCGATCACGTCGCCGTTGACGACCACGGCCGATCCGGGAACCGCGCCGCTGCCGCGCGCCACCGTCTGACTGAAGTCCTTGGGATCGGCGCCGGCATACCAATAGGTACGCGCGCCGGCGGCGACGTAGAGGCCCGCTCCATCGGGAGACCCATCGCCAATAGGCTCCATCAAGTCGATCGGAGCATTGAACCGCATGCGGTTGGCCGACGGTCGGAACAAGCCGTAGCGCAGTGCTTCCGACCACAGGACTTCTTGGCCGCATGCGACGAACTGCCGGCCGTGCCCACCGCGCACGATGTGGCCTGCCGGTAGGGGCCGCAGGAACTGAGTAGTGAGCGCCCTGCCCTCACCGGGCGACAGCACCGGTGCCGAGCGGGTACCGGCCGGAAGAATGGCGTACTGCCGCATCACCTGGTCGTTCGGACCGGAGACGTAGATCGCAGCCGACACCGTGCCCGGTGCCAACGGCAGCGGTATGTCAGTCAGCTCCAGGCCGCCGCCTTCGGCAACGTCGATCGCCGCGGCCAGCGTGCTGCCGGACTCGCGGCCGAGCCGGTCCAAGAACGTCACCGCGACCTGGTACTGCCCTGGTGCGAGGACACTGCCGGCCGCCGACACGAGGACGGGCTGTCCCGCTGGGTGCTCAGGCGCCCAGGGATGCCCCTGCAGGTCGATGTCCAGGAATCCACTTGCCGTGCTGTTGCTGAAGAAAACGCGGTCGCCGATCAGCGCGTAGCTCAAGGGGTCCAAGCCCACCGCGATGCCCAGCGGCTCTACACGCTCGTCCTCGTGCAGAGCATGGAGCCGGCCACCGTCGACAAAAAGCCCGTACTGCAGCAGCTCGTGGCCCCACAACGAGTGAGTCAGCGTCCCGGGGTGAAAGCGCTGATGCCCGCGCCGGCGCTGCGGCCGGCCTGCGGCGTCCAGGTCGACATTGTCGGCCTCGCGTAGCGCGCGCGGGATGCCGTCGTCATCGGTCGGTAGCGCCCCCTCTCCGGCCACGTTGTTGATGCCCAGTGGCCACGGGCCACCAGGGCGGAGATCTTCATCGCGAACGGGCATGTCAGAACCACATGGGTTGGGTGCCGGTGGTCGGGTCGATCGACAGCTGCTGCAGCGCGCGCGCGGTGGGCCGCTCACCGAAGTAGCTCTCGAACAGTGCGAGGTGGCGATCGGCGTCCGCAGTGCTCCGCTGCTCGGAATCGCGCTTGTTCAGGGCCCGCCAGCAGGCCCAGTGCACCAGCTTCCGGTGGTGGATGGCATCGATCACCGGCTCGTCCTCGCTGTCTTCCATCGCCTCTGCAGCCTCCGGCACGCGCCAGAGGGTGAGCTGCAACACGTCCGACTCCGCCGGTACCGGACTGACAGATACCTCACGGGCCTGCCGATCGCGCACCAGGTACTCCGGGCGCCCTGCCTCGGTGCGCCAGTGGCAGTGCCGTCCGTCGAGAGCGGTGCTGGTGGTCCTGCAGAGCGGGTCGGACAGGTTGCTGGCCAGCACCGCGCGCCGAACCACGTACACGGTCGGATGAAGCGTGTAGTCAGCCCGACCGGGCTCAAGGTTGATGTGGCAAATATCGGGGCGGCCGCTCTCCACGAGCAGCCGCGCCCGAATGCACGCCTCTTCCACAGCCTCGTTGAGATGGCGGGTCAGCGCGGCGTCACTCCACAGGTAGGGAGCCACGTCGTCGTCGAGCTCTTCCCGGCATTCCTCGATCAACTGGCTGAGGGTGCGCGCCTCCACGTCAGGCTTCCTCGAGCGCCTGGCTCAGCACCTTCAGGGTGGTGCCGCGCTGGTCGGGCTCCGGCTTGGCCAGCTCCAGATCGAGGGCGGCCTTGATCACGACCTTTGCGATGCCGCCCTTGGCCAACTCGGCCTTCAGCTTCTGCCAGCTCAGGCCGTTCAGTTGGGCTGCTGCTTCGACGATCTCCGGCGGCAGCGTAGCTGCGACGCTGGCGCCTGCAGGCGGCTCGTGGGCGCCGGTGTCGGTACCGGCGCTGGTATCGGTGCTGGTGGTGGTCGTGGTGTCCGAGGCTCCGGCGTCGGCACCGGTGCTGCTGCCCGGCGGCGGTGCATCCTGCCCGGTAGCAAGGCCTGCCGGCGGCGCAGGCTTGGCGATGGTCAGCAGGCTCTGAGCCCTGGCGATGTAGTAGGCCTCGGGAATGCCCAGCAGCCTCTGGATGTGGTCGGAGTTTTCCACGTCGGCGACGTGCTCCGAATCGGCATTGGCCGGGTCGATCGGCACGAAGAAGTAGACAGTGCCGTCCAGCTCAACGGGCGCTTTGGGGCGCTTGAACTTGCATGCAATCAGCATGGGATGCTCCTGGTAGGCGGGGCTGCAGCTGCAGCCCCGCTACGATTGGGTGGCTCAGGCCGGGAACGCGGCCAGGCGCAGGATCAGCTCGCCCTGCTGGGCGCCCGGGGCGGTGTTGAGCTTCACGTACACCGGACGATTCACCGGCTTGGAGCCCAGGGCCTCCGCGACCAGGTGCAGGGACACCGGAATGAACGCAGCGGTGTCCGCCACCACTGCGGTCGGAGCAATGACGGTGTTGCCAGCCGCCGAGGCGCCGTCGATCGCGTCCGGGATGAAGACGGTGACGTTCTGCGCAGCCAACTTGCCGGTGGCGTCCAGCTTGGCGAACAGGCCCGAGGCCTGGCTGTGCAGCTTGTGATTGGCCGGCAGCTCGCCGATCAGGACCAGATCGCCATCCGCCCCGGCCTCGACCGGCCAGCTGTAGTCGTTGACCACCAGCAGGCCGGCGGCCGGCGACGATGCGCCGCTGTTGCGGCCAATTGCGAGTTTCGTGGACATGGATTTCTCCTGTTAAGAACTTGGTTTCTGAACGCAAGAGCCCCGGCATGCCGGGGCTCTTGGTTTGCGGCTTACTGCGGGTTCGGATCGGCCGCGGCGGTATCCAGGGCGATCGTGCCGAAGTCCTTGCCGTTGAAGCGCGTCTTCTTGATGCCGAAGATCGCACCGGCGCAGATCTCGATGTCGTTGCCGTGGTCGAGCGGAACTTCGGACCAGTCGAAGCGCAGGCCGTTGCCCGGCGAACCGAAGGCCAGCACCAGGGCCTGACGGCCCAGATACAGCGCACGAGCCGCCGCAACGTTGCCGCCAGCACCGTAGTCCCCGAAGCGCACCACGGACTTGTGCTTGTGCAGGATCGTGTTGCCGATCATGCCAAGGTTGTCCTTGAAGATCGGGTTGCTGGCACCTTCGGCGGCGGCTGCCGCCTTCTGGATGTCCAGCCAGTTGCCCGGATCCGTGGAGGTCTTCAGGTCATGCGCCTGGAACGGGTGCATGACGGTGACGAAGTGCTCGCCGCCGGCGATGGTGATCGGCTGGATCTCGGCCACCTGGGTCGAACCACCGCCCTGCGAAGCGGCCTTGGTGTTGGCGCGCTCGATCAGAACACGGCTCATCTTGCCGGCCGAGGTGAGCGATGCCTTGCTGGCGCCGTCGCCGAACAGGATGTGCGAGCTGTCCGGTGTTTCGAACGGGTTGCCAGCACGACCGGTGTAGTTCAGCGGGACGTTGTAGTCCTCGTTGATGCCGCGGGCGCCCGAGCCGTACATAAAGAACAGCTCGTCGTAGAAGCGCGCCCAGAACTCGGTCAGCCGGTTGCGGCCGACCTTGCGCAGGTCGTGGACGGTGCGCTTGCGGCTCATGCGGCCGCCGCAGCTGACCGGCTTACGGGCCTGGTCGATGAAGACCTTGTCGGTGAAGAAGTCGAGCTTCTCGCCCTTGCCCTCGGCCTTCTGGTCGCCTTCGATGACGCCACCGGACAGCTGCACGGACAGGTCGTAGCTGATGGTGTCGCCCGCTTCCTGCTCCAGGTCGGTCTGCAGCATGACCGGCATCGAGGTCTCCGACCCCTTGCCCATCATCTTGCGCGTCCAGTAGGACTGTTTGGATACCGAAACCATGAGGTCCGCAGACCACAGCTTCCGGGCCTTGGGGTCGTTCAGACCCACGATCGTCTGTGCCATGTTGCTTCTCCAGGGAGATCACGGCACTTCTGCGCCTCTGTCGTTGACCCGCACTACTGCGCAGGTTTTGAGGATGTTCAGCCCATTGCGGGCGTTGGCCGGCGCGCCACTCGCTGTAGCGCACCGCCCGTGGGTTGCTGCTCACCGGCTCGGGTGATCGTCACCGGGGTGTTGGATTCGATGATCACACGGGAGCGCTTGCCGCTCTTCTCGGTGAACGTAATCGACGCGCCTGAGCCCGACGGGATCAGGACCACGTCACCCGGCTCCAGGGTGGTGTGCAGCTTGGGCATGGGGCTCAGTTGTCCGCCACGAAGGAACCCGGCACGTCGCGCAGAATGCGATCGCGCTCGCTCTCCGACTTGCCGGCCAGGAACGACTCGATGTCCTCGATGTTGTCCATGCCGGCGGCAGCGTCAGCGGTCGATCGGGAGGTCGGGTCAGCTGCAGCCGGTACCGTGCTCAGTGTGGCCGGCACATCGCCCAGCGGCGCGCTGCGGTCCGGCTTCGCCGGGGGCGACGCCACGGGCGGCGCAGTTGCAGAAGCCGATGCCTGCAGCAGGCCTTCGGTGACCAGCAGATCGCGCGCGCCGGCCAGGATGTCCCAATCGGTGAGCTGGCGGCCAGCGGCTGCGGCTTCGTTGACCACCGACTGCATAGCCTGCTCCCACGCAGCGAAGCGCATCGGGCTTGCGGCGATCGCGGCATTCTCCGGGCGGGAGAGGAACTGGCGCTGCAGGTATGCCCAGGACTGGTCGGCATTCTGCTGGCTGAGCTGCTGCTGCAGGGCGGCGATGTCCTGGGCGCGCTCGACGCGGCTGCGCTCGTCGCGCAGATCCTCGTACTGCTGCTCGTATGCCTCGTCCTCAACATCGCCGGCCTTGTACTTCTCCTTCAGGGCCTGCAGCTTGCCGTTGATGTCCCCTATCTCCTTGCCGTAGTCACGTTCGTCGGCAGCATAGGTTGGAACGAAAGGCGTTGCCGGCGGCGGTTCGGTGGCTGCCGCCGGCGCGGCCGGCGCGGCATCTGCACCCGCGAGAGGGGCTTCCGGCTGGGTCGCGGTGCTCGCAGGCGCGGC